TTTATTGAAAACACCCAATATCCAGTCGTCTATGAGACATTTGATGAATGTAAGGCTAGAGCCTTAGAGATTGGCTCAGAAGTTCCTAAATATTTAAAGGGATGGAGAGCGGTAAGATGGAAATGTGAAAAGATTAAAGAAGGGAAATTTATATGATACCATTAATAACAGCTATAGCCCCATTAATAGGTGATATTGTCAAAGAGGCTATTCCCGATCCCGATAAAAAGACTGAGGCTGAGAATAAGGTTAGACTGGCTTTACTGGAGAACTCAAAGCAGATTGAGGCTTCTGCAAGTCAGATTATTTTAGCTGAGGCAAAGTCAGAAAGTTGGATAGCTTCTAGTTGGCGACCCATATTAATGATGAATATTACAGCTATAGTTTCAGTTAATTTTCTAGTGTTTCCATTAGTGGGTGTATTCACTGGAACTGAATTATCCATCCCCCTCCCTGCTGAATTATGGACACTCCTGACAGTGGGTGTTGGCGGTTATACTATCGGAAGATCAGCAGAAAAGGTTGCAGGAAATTTAAAAAAATAGTAAAAGTGGCTAACTGTTATTAACAAAAAAATAAGTGGCTAACTATGTGGCTAACCGCAAAAACAAACCTATACACACCCTCATTTTTAGAGCAAAAATGTCAGGCTCATAACCTGAAGGTCGTAGGTTCAAATCCTACCCCCGCAACCAATTATTCAATAAAATCAATAAGTTACACAACCTCAAAAATTTCGGTTTTTGGGGTTTTTTTGCGTTTTAAGCCTGATAACGATTACAGAGTGGCTAACAAAGTGGCTAACAGTCGTCAGGTTTATTTCCCTTTTTTTGAAATAATAGTTGCATAATAAGTATAATAGTGCATTATATAGGAATACGATTTGTTTTAGAGTGGGTAACATAAAAAAGTCTAAAATAAAAAGTGGCTAACTTTAAAGAGGAGAAAAAATCATGCAGAACAGAAAGAGAACAAAGCCAACAATTAATGTAAAAATAGATGGTAGGAATTATGATATTAATAATCCAAGCCTCTATTATCCATTTTGCAAAACCTCAAAGCAACTAGCAAAACTAATGAAAGTTGAGGGATTTGAGGGTGACCAATTAAGTGATATTGCAAAACTCGGATATAAAATAGATCTGTTTATTAAGCAAAATAAAGGTCATACCCACACAATTGAATTTTTTAGTTAAGGGAGCAAACTAATGGCTAATTATTTTATTGGAGATATCAAACCTTATATAATTGTGGCTAAAAATTATAAAGGTTTTCAGTTTCGTTATAAATCAGCGACTATGAAGTCATATGGCAGAAAGATAGCTGTTAACAAAAAAGATCTTCAGTCTATTAGAAAAGGTATGATATCTGACTTTGAAAATCATGTAACAAAGATTGAAGTTGCATTGTTTGAGGACATTACAAAGATTGCCTTAGAAAAGCGACTAGATGCAGTCGGAAGGAAAGTTAATGGTATCAGGCAAAGGTCATATGATAATGATGAGAGGCATCTAAGACTTCACCTCACACCTTTTTTTAAGGGTGTTAGCATCAAAGATATTACCACTGGTAAGATTAACAGTTTCATTGATGATTGTGCTAATAAGGATTTGTCTGCTAAATCAATCAGGCATTGTGTGCAAACTTTAAATATGGTTATGAAATTTGCAGTTGATCAGGGCTATATTTCTAGAAATCCTTGTAACTCTGACGATAGAAAAGAGATTAAGGGTGCTGTGCATGAGAGAGGCGGTTATTCACATGACCATATAGCTAGTATATTAAAGGTAAAAAAGACTTTATATCTAGATACATTTATAGCCTTCTCAGCCTTTACGGGAGTGTCAGCTAACGAGCTTCAGGGCTTACAGTGGCAGGACATTAACTTCAATAAGTCTGAGGTGACTATCAGAAGAAATGTCTATAGATATGATACTCAGGAACTTAAAAATAATTTCAGAGAAAGAATTTTAGGTTTGCCTTCTCACGTTATGACACTGCTAAAAAAATGGAAGCTAAACTCACATTGTTCTTTATGGGTATTCCCTAACAGTAGTGGCAAGAAACCATTTGAGCAAAATGCTATGAGAAAATTAATTAAGACTGTCTGCAAACATGCAGGAGTGCCTAATTATGGTATTGGTGGTTTTAGGAAGTATTTCAACACCTCTATGATTGGTGAAGTGCCTGATCATATTAGGAAGGCTAGAATGGGTCACTCAAAGAACTCTAAGACTGCTGAGGTTCACTACACTGTTATTGATTTAGAGCAGGCTAGAAGTCCTATACAAGCTGAGAAGTTGTTGCAGAAACTATTAGGCTAGATATCGTCTATAATGTTTCTGCTATAGATGTATGTACCACCTCGTTTATTCTTGAGGGGTGGCTCGTCTTTAACTTCAACATTCTGATCAGACCAGTCATCTTCAGGTAGGTCTTTGTTTTTCTCTCGTAATTCATCAAATATTTTACTGACTTCATAGTTGCCATCTCTTCGCATCTCATGGCAGTTTGGACACATAAAAGGCTTTAGACGTTTGTGCATACTCGGTGGCATTTCTTTCCCACATAATTTACAAAAGTCAAAGGGATTTGAACTCATCTTCTAACCTTTTCCGCTCAAATCTAAAATCATCAAAACATTTATGTCCGCAGAATATATTTTTTTTAGCATTGGCTAATCCTGCATACCGCCAATCAAAAGCCTTACCGCATTGCTCACATTTATCCATCAGTGGTGTTTGTGATATCGTTGGTCTTGTCGGTTTTTTCCATCGGCTCATTTTCACAAGTTCCTGAACAACAATCTACAGCTACACGAAATTGACAAATCGAACATTTCTCAATCGAACCCATATTTATAGGTCGCCATGCTGATTTGCACATTGGACACACTTCCATCACTCACTCCTTTTGTATCTATAACCATCTCTCGCAGAACCTTTTTTATACTGATAATTCGTGGTTTTTATCACCTCAGATAGCGGTGATATGCCATAGTTCACAAAGGTAGGATTAATAGTTACCTTACCCTCTTTGTCGCTGTCTCCATTTGGATGATCTTCAAACATCATTTCGTCTTCAGCTATGACTGGCTTTTTTCTTTGAAGCTGTTTGCATATAGTCCTGATAGCACTGCTGCCACTGGATAATTCGTATCGACATTGACTGCACGTTTTAGGACTATCCCGCCTTTGTCTTGATTTTCTCAGGGGCTTACCGCAATGACCGCAGTTAGAAAATTCTTCATTATCTTTTTCTATTTGCTCTTTAGTCCTGCGAAGTGTTGGTTGAGGTTTAGTCATCTTCATTTTTCTCCACAGCTAATTCTCCTGCAAGTGCCACATATCCAATGGCATCCACAAAACTATCTTTGGCATTTTCGTGGTCAAAAGAAATTCTAGATACCTTTAGCAAAGCCATCATTATGCCGACATCGTGCATCTTAATCTCATGCCCCAAATAGCTACTCCATAAAGTAGCTATCCGAGCAAAGTTATCTGAGGCATCGCCATAGTTTTGATGACGATCCCCATTGATAAGTTCATCAGCTTCCTGAATTAATTGACTTCGATCAGAAAGGAATTTCATCATTTAACTCTGTAGAATTAGCTAGAGTTTGACCGCCTGCATTGACCTTTGTTGGGTCTGCTTTGACTAACTTGCCTGCAATCCAGTTGTCATTTTTCTGATAAACATTGGCATAAAATATTTCACCATTAATGACTAGCTTGCCATTATAGTCTGAGTGCCAATCCTCAGTCTTACGATCATTTTTGTTTATGGATATTGTTAACTCATCCACTCCATATTTTATCATTGGTTTATTATCCATTTAGCTCTCCTTTTCTTTTTTTGAATAATTCTTTTATTGCCTCATCCGAAGGCTTGAGCCTTTTCCACAAATCTTCTAAATCAGCAACAGTATCGGCATTGTTAATTTGATCTTCCACTGCTAAATCCCAACCCAAAGCACTCAGGGCATCGTTATCGGCAGTTGGAATACTAAACGAACTCAGAATGGAATACCTACGAGCATAACTTACCCCGCCGAAGAATTTATGTGGGTCGTTATAATCTTTGCATTTTATAGGAGTTCTATCAGTTATCGTTTCCCCTGAACTGTGCATGATTATTGTAGAGACAAAGTACTCACCATTTTCAAAATTAATGTTTTGAGTAAAAGTTAAATCAAATTCTACTGCCTTCCTGCAAACAGTTATGGCATCCTCTAATGAGGTGTAAGTCGATGACTTGTTACCTTTTTTGAAAAAACTATTCTCCGCTTTTTCCTCAGCAAAAGGTTTCGTCTTATGAAATGCTATAAGTGCCTTTACTAATTGTGAGCCTGCCCCGATAGGCTTGGAGGAGGTGTTACCTATCGGAGCAGTGTGATCTTCAGTTTTTGTGGGAGCATCTGAAGATCTTAATTTTGGTTTTGCAATTATGTTTCCTAATTGTTGCATAGTGTAATCCTTTTACTGTTATTTTTTGCGACTTTGACTTGTATGCCATGACCAAATGCCTCACTTGCATTTTTGGGTACTAGCTTTTTAATTTTGCTTTCAGCATCCTTGAATATTTCATTAGCCCCTAAAGTCTGAATATATTGTTCTGCAAATGCCTTCCATTTAGGATCTGCCTGCATATCTACTGGCACTTTATCCTCTTGAGGGATTGGTATTTCAGCGGTAGGAATGTCGGTTGGTTCTATGTCTAACTCGATACATCCCATAAACCACTTAGCCACGTTGATTAATTTTTCTTGAAAATCACGATCAATTTTAATCTCATGTAAGGCAGGCTGATCACCGCCTTTAATAAAAGATAGCAAGCCATAAGGACATTTCTTGCCAGTAGTTTCCTCAATAAGATATGCGTTCCAGTGGATCTGAGGGCTATAGTATCTGACTAAGCGAGGGATTACGTCTTTATATTCCTCATCTCTTTTAGGTCGCCCCATAGTGAATTTAGCATCAATGACTGCCAATCTATTCTTGTAGCCTTTAACGACACCATCAACAGTACACCGCATAAATGGATACTTCTTGCCATTAAAAACTTTTTGGCGGTCAATTATAGGTAAATCTAAATAATGCTCAGTCCATTCAAGATTAGCTTCTTCAGTGATATGCCCCATAATCACTGCCCAAACCATTGTTAGATCATCGGGTTGTATCTTGCCAGTCTTTTGCTGAAACAGTTTTAAAATTCGCTCAGGATCTCCTGAAGCTAAGGTGGTTATATCGCTACCACCAATCGTACTTTGACGTTCAGATAAACTTTTTGTGTCTAATCCAAACTTCTCAAAAAATGGATATGCCATAGGTTATCTCCTCCTAATTCATAGAAGAGGTTATACCTTATTGGCATATATTGCAATATATTTTATTCTATATTAGATCTAGATCCGACTATTTTATGGATAGCAACAATGTCTGAATTTTTAAAAACTTCAGTATTATCAGGACTAAGGGTTGATAGCTTGTATTGTCTATCAGTAACCTCAGATACTTTTCTAATTAGCCCGACAGTGCGGTCACCTGATTTTATTTGCACCACGACAAAATCTTTTTCTTTGACTTGCAGTGATGGATCTACAAATAAAATTTCACCATAAAAATATCTTTGCTCCATATTATTTGACAGCATAAAGCAGGCATAAGCTGTTGGAACACCTAATAAATAGTCAGGTCTTGCACAATGGGTGAACATCTTTTTCTGCACCTGAAAGCCTTCTCCGCCATTTGCTAGTGGCAAGCCAAACATAGGCAAGTCCTCAAGTGGTGGCATTTTTTGTGCTTCCATTGGTTTTTTGTACATAGGTGATGCGGTGTTAAAGACCCGATCTTCGTCAACTCCAAAAAATTCTAGCAGTTTATCTAAATGGATACCTAACTTTCTATCGCCACGTTCCATCTTACTATATTCAGATTGACCTACACCAATAGCATCGGATACCTCTTTTTGCTGAAGTCCTTTATTAGACCTCAAAACATAAAGGTTATTTGGAAATTTCATGTTTGTTTATTAGCTCCCTTAACAAAAAAATTGATATATTATTTGCGGTATTAATTCAATTTAATTGTTAGTAGGCGGTGCGATTGGAGGGTTATCCCATGCGTTTAAACTGGCAAGCCTATTTTGTGTTTCAGCTTTTTTATGAATTAGTTTTAAACATCGTGGTTTTCTTTTGATTACTTTCATTTTGCTCCCCTTATTATTTTAACCTCGTTGTACAAGCCACGCAACGAGCAAGACCTATTTAGAATATATAACCTATATGCAAGAATAAATAATTGCAATTTTTTTTAATTACCTTGTTAA